ACAGCCTTATTTTGCTCATAATCAATAGTTTAACTTTTGGTGACTTGGATATTGTAATATCAAAAACGCCGACTTTCACAAGCCGGCGTACATAAGAGCAATGAAAACTGCAATTATTAATAAATAATAAGACAGTCTTCGATGCAAAGATAGAGGTTTATAGCGATCATAAAAAGTCTTTTAGTAATTCTTCGTCACTAATAAAATCATAGTCAAATGGATAAAATGTATTAGCAAGTGCATCCATATAGTCTGGCGAACGTTTGATACGTTTCTTGATTTCTTCTTTCGGTTCAATTATAATCCGTCCATCGCTTTGGAACTTCCAGTGTGTTTCGGTTGCTTCCTCCATGAGTTTGTCACAAGGGGGAATAGCCGCCCCAAAACCGTTCTTAGGATTAAGCCAATCACGTAAAGACCAATAGCAGTAAGCTCGCATATTGGCAAATTCATATTGTCCGGTAAGGTCATGCAAGCCTTTTGCACTCTCGGAATACTTGCAAGAATAAACATTCCTATATCCGAGTTCTTCCAGTCGAGAATATACTCCAGCTCCTTCTCCTATTGTATCGATGTATGCTTTGGATTTTTTGTCAGAAAGATATATGATGTGCATTCCTGCGACATGCATGTGATCCGCTTTTCCAGCAGATTGGTGAACTTCAAATTTAGGGACATAGTTTCCGTATCGAGGGCAAAGTACACTTTCATCTCGACCCATACCAGCAACATCAGAACCAATCTTACATGATTTAGACGGTGTAAAACCTTCTTCTTGTAAACGATTCCAATTATCATTTGCAATCTCTATCCATTCATACGGAATAAGTACATCTTCGGAGACTTTTGGAAACATACCAAGTACCTTGACACGAAAAAGGTCATTAGGTCGGTATAGACCACCTTCCCACTTAAAATCACCTTCTCCTTCATTAAAATCTGCCTTCTGAATGGGAGAACACCAATTTATCACTTTATCTTTTACCCATTCATAATCTACTTGACCGGGAATGACTAATTTCCTTTTGACTACATTCTCTGCATTGAGTGAGTTTAACCGGAACTTCGCAAATCGATTGGATTTCATGGCTCGTGCGGCATAACCCGTAGTTATGTTGGGATTAAACACGATGAGTAAACGGGAATTTCCCTGTAAGTTACCTTCAATAGCATTGTATATGGTTTCTGATATACCAGAGGCTTCTGTAACAACAAACATAACATTTGCCGCATGAAAACCAGACCAAACTTCAGTAGCATTATCATCTGCTTTGAACCCCGTTAAAAACCATTCTTCATAATTTGTCCTTATATCGTCTGATACTAATCTTCCCGGGCAACAAAATGGGAACTTTGCCCTTGCTGAACGTACAAGCCTCCTAACTTCTGGTGTCATGATGTTTTTTACTTGTCTTCCAGATGGGGCGGTTAATGCGACCTTTGTATTCTCAGACAAAACGCCATTCATGTCAAAACGAGGGGTAAGATACATAAAGCATAATGCAGCACAAGCAGCGACAAAATCTTTCCCTCTTGCCGTACCTGATGCCACAGCGGTCATAGGATTATGCTGTACGGACTCAATGATAGCTTGTTGCTCTCTGTCAAGATTTGCGCAAAGCGCGTCACGTATAAACCTGTTCCAATCTTTAGACCAATAATGTATTGCTTCATTTATTATTTTCTTCTTTTCCTCGCTTGTTGTCATTCTTATATGAACCTGTAAGAGATTTCAAAGCATCTACCCATTCGTCATTGTTTACGTTTACATCTTGCTTGTCTCTCCATATATCAGGCTTTCTATTTTTAAGCCAAAATATTTGAGCAGTAGTATCTCCTGCAACGTGTTTCTTTGTTTTTTTGACAACAGTAGTTTGCGCTGACCCATCTTCAGCAACCCTGACTTCTGTAACTGTTTCTTCGTAATCATATCCGATGGCTCGTTTATACAATGCACTTTCTACCTTTAAGTCAGCTTCTTGCCGGCTCTCCTTAAGTAGATCGCGTACTTCTGGGTATTGGGAAAGGATTCTTTTATAAGTAGTAAGCCCAATACCCAATCGTTTACAAATCCCTTTATTATCTGCACCGTTTCGACAGTCAGATTTTATAATCTCTTCCTTGCCTTTGATGTATTTATCATACAATGACAACTTATCTCTTGGCCTACCTCTTCTCGACATACTATTCCTCCTTTTCTTCCAAATCCTTAAGATATGTTTCACAAATATCTACCATTCGTGCAAATGCGACTGTATTGCTCTTAATATTATATTTCTTCTTCACTTCGGTAGCCACTTTAATAAAAGCTTCATAAGAGCCAACGACGATAGAACAATCTTCTGATAATTTCTGTTTTTCTAGTTCTGCAAGCACATTTTTGACATTATTGCTCCTACTTTCAGTAAACAAGAATTTCATTTCAGTAAGTTCAATATCCCCATCGTTAATAGATACAGTCGGTATTTTATCTGTATCTATGAACTTTATACCGTTTAACCCTGAATATTCTCGTGATTCTATGCTACGCATTTCCGAATATATTTCTTTGAGCATTTGCATGTCATCCTTACCTACCAAAGCATTATGTGATAATGTATAAGCAATCTGTTTGTCTTTATCCACCTCGTCAATATAGAGGATAAGGATATATTCAAGTTTCGCTTTGATACTCGCTTTTAACCGATGATTCCCAGATAAAATAAGATATTTACCGTCATTCCGTTTCATTGCAAACGGTAATTGAGAAAGAAAGCCGTCTTCTGCTACATTAGTAGTCAATCGGTCAAGCGTCTGCTTTTCCATATAATGGGCGTTTTTTTCCAATGGGATACAATCTTTGATTGGACTGACGTATGCCAGTTGATATGGAGCAATCAAATTGTTTACTTCATCTAATTTCTCCTGAATGATATGCACGTCTTTTACTTCTTGTACTTTCTTATCCATAGCGCATATAGTTCGTTTAATGATTTCTCTGTAAAGATGGAAGAATATATCAATTTACCTTCATCTCTCCGCTCAAGGTTGAACACCCCCCTGTATTTCATCGATACCGGACTGGTGGTATATACAGTAGTCTTCACTCCATCATAATAATTATACATCTTCCGTGCTATCAACCTCTGGACATCGTGGGATTTCACCAGCATGATAAGCAATTTGCTCAAACGCTGGGTCTCAGAATTAACCACAAAATCGCTTTGCATAAATATCTGCGACAATGTGGATAACTGCTTGCTGAATGATGTAAACCCAAAAGCCATGCCGTCTGCCATGAACACAAGACCAAAATCTCCGCCTGTTGTGTAATTGACTTTGTTTGCCATGTAGAATGCCTTATAATAATTCACGTCATTAACGGCACATTGGCGAACCGTAATTACTGTGTCGGTTGTAAATTGATAATCTACCGGAAGTATATGGATATGGGAAGGCTTTACGCATTTATCTCGCTCAATGTAATAATGGTTATTCGTTTGTAGGCTTGAATAAGCAAATAGAGGATTTTTATTTGAACCAAGCCTTATTTTCCCGACCAAGTACCCTTCCAATATATTAAAGTATCTGTCTGAATAAATGATATTTTCATCGTTATCTAACAGTTCCTTAAAAACAGCTCCTCCTTCTTTGGGGTCGAATATATTATAGGAGGCATGTTCATATTTAAAACTTTCTTCGACATAACTAAATAATTTTTCATATCCCCCTTTGTAAGTCGGTGGAAAACTAATTCCCACACCTTTACCTCTTTTCATTTTTAGGAAGTCCAAAAAATCACCGTAGTAAAAACTTTGAATGGAAAAATCTAACGCACCTTTCTCTAGCTTCTTGATAGTATTATCATAATAAATCTTAGATTGTTCAATGAATGCGTTGAACATTTCTTCTTGATAATCATTCTTACGTTGATGGAATTGCGCTACTTTTAAAGCGAACATAACCTGAACAAGTTTTTTGTATTTGGTTTCTTCCCATGTATCAAAAACGTTTTTTAATTCAGGATTAATACACTCTACTTCTGTGCTAGTATCAAGCAGTAAATCCGCTATCAATTTAGAATATAGGCTTACATCGTTTGAATGTACAGTATAACCCATAGCTGACATGATTTTATCGGTGGTGTAGTTTCCTGAACATCCGATAAAAACATCTTTTCCTTTTACTCCTTTCATCAAATCCTGAAGGAGCAGTTTAACTTCCGGTGGTGTCGTTCCTGTAAACATATATTTAGGTTGTATATAACTTTATATACATTTTGCGTTAAGTACCTGCCGGGCATATTCCCGGCAGACTTAAACACAAATTCAATCATTCTTCAAGTTACTTGCAAGAACACTCATGCAATTTTTTCGGCTTCTTTCAGTCGTGTCAGATGGCAATTTCCATCACCCCGTAAACTGCACAAGCTTTCATGTTCTTGCTTTTGCTTATCGCTACTATAAGGGTTGAGCGGAAACAGGGAATCGAACCCCACTCTTTGGCTGGAATGCCAACGCTCTACCGATGAGCTATTTCCGCAAATGCCTATGCTGTCAAACCACCGCTTGCTTGGCAAATTTGACAGCATCCCATCAAACGCTATTGACGGTTGGCTAATAATTCCGGATTGTCATAAATATTACCTGCATATCTAATTCCGAACATATCCATCATTTGCCCTATTGGTTTGTTCCCAAGATTTTGAGACAGAACTTCTAATAGCACAAAAGAACCGATTTTATCACTATACACTACCTCACATAATACGCCGGCACATTCAACTAAATCATGCTCATATATTTCTTTCCCGCTCTTGTCACACAAGCCGGTGAACTGCCCAAGAGTATTTTCGTCTATTTTTTCAACGTCATTATCGTGCAACCAAGTTCCATCTCCATCTTGAATAAGCGTATAAGAATTTCTTATCCATCCCTTACCATCAATGCGCTTCCCTATAAACTTAATCCTTCTCATACTCAAAACAAACTTGCTTGTTCATACTCTGGTTCTTTCTTCTCAACTACCCCGAACTCTGTTATCTCAATGCCAGTCTTTTCGGTAAGCCATTTTGCCAAAATATGGCGATGGCAGAAATCACCCGGTTTTTCGTAACAGCAGAGAGCAACATCTTTTCCTCCGCTTAACATTTCAATTTGTTTCACGACTTGGTTCGCATCTTGGCTTGCCAATATTCTGTCGTAAAGTTTTAGGTATTCATCGTGGGAACAAGGTCCACTTACCATATAACGAGTCGGGCAAACATTCAGCATTTGTGGAATACCAGCTATAAATCTGGGTTTTCCGATTGCTACGCAAATCATATTAACTTCCGCCTCTTTCAGTTTTCGGATATTACCGAAATACGATGTAAAAATCTTCATTTTTTTGTTCTTTTTACGGTGTAAATATATAAAAAGTATATGAAATTCATGCACTTTTAGTGCTAAAATTGTCTAAACTACCACGTTTTTATTATTTCTATGACTTTTTCATATTCTCCAGCGTGTAACAATGACGCTTCGGTGTGGAAATTTATATCAGTTAATCGATATTCTATAAGTAAACAGGTATATTCATCACCAATTTTGCGATGGTTTTGATGTTTCTTGGCAAGTGATTCCAATTCTGTACAAGATAGACAGTAGTGATTCTTGCGATTAAGATTCCGCATCTTATTAACATCTTCTTCTTTCAAATCTTCGTATGTCATGGTTTAATCCTCCTCAAATTCGTCTTCGTATACAAAAATATGTTTACCACTTCCACAAATCTCGACTTCCCATTTATGCATGTTCGGCCAATATTCGATTAGAATTATGTTTCTATAGCCTTTATATGGCTCTTTCAATGTTGCTGTTCTCATTGCTCATGATTTATGTGATTTGATACTCGTTTCTTTTAGCTTAGCGAAATAATCAATCCGATCTTTGTCTTCATATCGCAATCGCTGGGAACATCTTTCTATGCTGTCTCTCTGTTTTTTACTAAGCATATCTGCATGTTTAGTCCATTCGATTGAACCGGCAGGAAGAAACTCAAACTCAGGGAAAAATTTTGTTTCATATGAAAACCTCACTATTCTAGCATATTCCCTCAAATCGTTTGTTTCTGGGTCTGTGGAATTAGGGGTCTCCATTGATTCACATACAATTACCATACAAGGCTGGTATAGAAACACAATTTTATTTGCTTTCATTGCTTTTAATGCTAAAAATGTGGATCTATATAGTGATTTTGATAATGCGACATAAGCAGAACTCCATCTTTGTAATGCTGCCCTTCTGCTACCCAATATCCATTCCTTCTTTTGGTGAACACTTTTGGTGCTCCTTCCAATTCTGGTAGGACTTCATATTCGCTGGCATAATAGTCTATACATTTGGTTTGATTGAAAGTAACCTCAATCTTGCATGGAGAAATAATTTTAGTAACTGTTGCCGCTCGTTTATCCGAGTAATAGCAGACCGTACAGCCAAGTCCAACTTCGGGTACGAGATTTTTGATTGCGTCCAACTTCGCTTTTTCCTTTTGCTCTTGCCAATCTGAGAATTTTATACCGCCGGGATATTTGCGACTTTCTATTTCGTGTAGAATAGCAAAACTCTCCTTGCTTGTTAATTTCTTTGATATTTCCATTGCTCTGTATTTTATCCGTTATACGTTGATGTTATTTCTTCTGCACGGAGTTCTTTTCTTAACACACCGTTCTTATATATTCTTACGGCTACTATTCTAACCGTATCGGATAGGAAACGCCCGCAGTCATTAGCTAGCTTAACTTGTAATTGAATAGCTTTTGCTAAATTTTTAGTACGCTTTCTTATGGTTTTCTTGAATCCGAAAACATAATCTTCGGTATCAATTTCGAACTGGTAGGTGTCAGAGTGTAGTATCTGATTCAATTCAGCTGTCATTTGTTGTATTCTATTCATTGCTCTTATTGTTTAAGTGGTTATTTTGTATATGTAAAGATACAAATAATATATTGAATATCAGTAGTTTATGTTTAAAATATTGCTTACTTAAACTTTGTTTAACTTTTTGTCTCTCAGCGACTTTCGGTCAAGTATCTGTGCAAACAAACCAGTTGCAAACACTATTTCACGTCCATACTTATCCTTGCATCGAATGTATATATCTGCATCTTCACCAGACATATAAAGCTCATACAGATTATTGTATGGACGAATGCAATCACGGAACATTTCCGATGCCGTCTTTGACTTACGATAACCACTTCTGCCCATACTTTTCAAATAATAATGATTTACTTTTCTCTATCTCCTTGTCTGTGTCGATTCCGAGTTGTCGATAGAAAACAGAATTACCGGATAGGCATTCATGTGCTATCTTCAATGTTCTACGTTCTTCTTTGGAGAAACCAACTCGAAAAGTAGAGAATATAGCTAATGCTTCTTTCAAATAGCCGGAGTGGAGTAGGGATATAGCTTTACTTGTTTTGGTTTCCATAAGGGTAAATTTCGATGTCTTCAAAATCATCGTCAGTAAGGGCGATTTCTTCTGTGTTTATCATTTCTTCTACTTTCTCATGAGCGGAATCCATGTTTTCTGCTTCTACCTCCACTACCTTCGAGTAGGTTTCGATTATTCTGAATTTGCATTTCATTCTATATTCCCTTTATTTAATTTTGAATTTTGCAATCCTGCATGATACCCATCAATCCATATCAACAATTCTGTGGGTTTCAGATACCCGCTTATCCTGTGACATGGAATGCCCCCTTCTATTACTCTATCCCCGGTAAATGATTCGTCGTGTATTACGAACGCATAATACCCATAAGAGAATGACGAAGCGGTTAGATGCATTCGATTAGCATGACAGTACTTTTCTAATTGTTTTAATGCTTCTTTTTGTGTCATAACTGATGATTTATAGATTTTCGTTGATTTTCTTTTCTGTCCGTTTAATGAATCGTTTAATCATATCTTCTAACTCATTCCTTAAATCGTCCTTGTCAAGATATGAGCGGAAAGTTTTCGATTGTAAAATATCGATGATAGCATACGATTTTTATCCGTTAGATTTAACAATGATTATTCGTCACTTATTACCCCCATAATTTTACTGCAAGATCATAATTCTTTTGAGCTTCATTTACTGCTTTTTTGGCATAAGTAAGAGTGTAGGAGTGTTCACGTGGATATTTGCCTGACTTTACACCTTCATGATATTCTTTGGCTTCTTCCAGCTTGTGCGCATAAAAGTCAATACTTCCCGGCATAGATAGGTTGATGGTTGTAGCACGCTTGTCCCAGTATTCGGCTTCTCTTTCATGTTCTGTTGCTTTGTCGCTAAATTCAACGCTTTTACCCATGTTTCTCCAAGCATCCGCTATTGCTTTTCTGTGTCGTCTTTCGCTATGATGTCCTATTTTAATAGGTTCTCCAAGTGAAAGAAAATCTCTGTCCTTATTTGACTTTTCGAAATATACATGACTTTTTTTATTTGCTGATACAGACCATTCACGTCTACGTTCGGCTCTACGTTTTGCCCATTCTTGTACGTTGAATCCGTCAGCCCTTACGATGGAGTAATAATAGAATCCGTCACGCTCAAATATCAGATTAAAAACGATACTTTCATTCTCTTTTCCATACTTGGTTGTAACTAGAATTTCCTCACCTCTTTCATGCTTTTCTTCGCACTTTGCCAAAAATACGTTTGGCGCAAACTTGTAATATGTGTTCATTGCTCTTATATATTGTGCAAGGCTTTCGCTCTGCTAGTTAAAATTATACTAATACTTCAATCTCTTCAAATTCGCTGATTTCGTCAATATACTCATACTTCTCAATCCCCATTTCTTTAGTAGCAATACCTGTTAAGTCAACATACATACAATATTCGTCAACTTCTACGATATACCACCCATCATTGTATTGTACCTCGCCATCTTCATAGATAGTTTGGATAAGTGTTCTACCGTCTTTCATTACAGAACTTGCAAGCTCATAAGGGTTGCGAATTGTACCATTATCGTAGTCACAGATATCATTCATTGCTTTCAGTGCTCTGTTGGCAAGTTTTCTTCTTGTATCAAATTTCTCTGTAAAAATATGAGTTGCTTTCATTGCTCTTTGTCTTTTAATTGTTAGTAATGTTGATTTGTTTTAGTATTGTAAAGATACTCATTATCAGCGAGTTAACAAAATATTTGAAGCCTTATTTTGCTCATAATCAGGAGTTTAACTTTTGGTAACTTGAAATGAAATATGAATGAAATGGAGTATCACGGACAATAGGTTTAATCTATTGGTTTTTATTAAAGTGACCCGGCTTTTGTTTCCACAGTGATATAGCCGGGCCACCGCTCTTGTTGTTTTGGAAGAGCACGTGTATTTGGTGTATCAATCTCCGCAATAACGCCCGCTTTGGCTTCTGTAATACTCCGTTATCCCTCTTTCCATTTTTGCGTCAAATACAACCGATTCGGGCTTTTGTGCGGGTTCCGACTTTTTCATTAACCGGCGAGCCTCTTTTTCGGCTTTGCGGGCTTCCGCTTTCATCTTAAACCATGCGTTCCTCAAACAAGCACTGAACGACTGGCAGAACTCACGGCCGAGAACCGAGATAGAGCGTTTATACATTACCCATGCCATTTTGAAAAGTTGCGATTTGTTGATTTTCGTTTTCATATCTTTGTTTTAGTTTTATGATATAAAGATACAAGTTATATCTTGTATTTACAATGGTTTGAGCAAGATTTATCTTGTATTTAACTTTATTTATACAAGATATAGCTTGCATATACTAATAAAAAAACGACTTTTGTAACAGAAATAACTTTTAGGATATGAGAATAAGAGATATTATTGAGCAAAAAGGTATAACTACAAAAGAGTTAGCCGAAAGAATGGGAATTAGCCAAAGTGCATTGAACCAACATATATCAGGGAATCCTTCAATTAAAGTTCTTACTTCAATTGCTTCTAATTTAGGAGTTGATATATGGGAATTGTTTGTATCACCAGAAGAAGTACGCCCCAATATCGATACTACTGTATTGACGTGTCCTAAATGTGGAGCGAAGTTAAAGGTAATTGAGTCAAAAGATTAAGCTATGAACGAGGAAATAACAAAGCTATTACTTCAATGCGACACGTTGAAAGCCCGTTTGTTGGGGCTGCGCCCATTACCACCGGATGCCCTGCAAAAGATAGAGAATGCGTTTGCCATTGAATACACCTATGAAAGCAACCGGATCGAGGGAAATACGCTCACACTGCAAGAAACGGAGTTAGTAGTGAACGAAGGGGTTACTATCGCCGGAAAGTCAATGCGGGAACACCTTGAAGCGATTAACCACGTTGAAGCGATAGACTACATAAAGGACTTTGCAAAGGGAGGTATGGAAATATCGGAGCGCACAATCAAGGAAATACACGCTATTGTGCTACATGGCATAGACAGAGATAATGCCGGACGTTATCGGTGCGTGCCTGTTATGATTTCGGGAAGTACACATGTCCCTCCACAGCCGTATTTGATACAGCCACAAATGGAGGCTTTTATGACGAGGTTTACCGGAATGGAGAAGCAAGGCATTCACCCGGTGCTCATTGCGGCTTACCTTCATGATGAGTTGGTACGCATACACCCGTTTATAGACGGGAACGGGCGCACATCTAGGCTTCTGATGAATCTATACTTACTCCGCAACGGTTATACGCTGGTAAATCTCAAAGGCAGCAACGAGGACAAAATAAGCTATTACAAGGCACTGGAAGCCTCTCATACGGAGAACAATCCGGCAGAGTTCCAAAAGGTCGTTATACGGGCTGAAATAGAATCTTTAAGCCGGTATCTCTCGATTGTAGGATAGTATTGTCTGGATTTGAATTAAAGATTATGAATGAAGCAATGATTTCATTTGTAACTCGTTTAAGTTTATTTATTACCTAATCACGACCTAAATTTAAAGTATAAGGCGACAAAAAAGGAGGGCGTTTTGCGTCCTCCTCGTTATGGATCCTGCTTTATATTCTTACCACAAAGCAACCTTTCCGCCTATTCCCAAATCAAGGGTGGCCGTTGTAATTCCCAAAGCCTTAAAAACTTTGCTCATAGTAGGAAGTGTTATTATACACTTACCGCTCTCCAACTTACAAATTTGAGAGCGTTTCACGCCTACTTTTTTGCCTAATTCCTCCTGTGTGAGGTTCTGTTTGAGCCTTTCTGCCTTGATAGCCTCTCCAATGTAATAAGCCTGCAAATCATCTTTGAGTTGAGCTTCCATAGCGTCCCTTTCGGGAGTGCCCACCTTTCCCCATACATCATCTATCAATTTGTCTGCTGGTGTGAAATTCATCTTTGCCATATCTGTTACTTTTTATCATTAAAATATTCTTTCCTTATTCTCTCTGCCTTTTCTATCTCCTTTTTAGGGGTTTTCTGCGTCTTTTTCACTATCCCGTGAGTAACCACTACCAAAGCCCCTTTCTTGGTGTCCCAGAAAGCAAACAGACGGTAACAAATTCCGTTGAAAAGCGTCCGTAACTCCCATATATCAGAGTTTTCCAATTTCTTGAAAACGTCCTTTTCTATTAGACCACTCTGCACTCTACGAATATTATACGCTATCTTCTGCTGTGCCTTGAATGGCTGCTGCCTTACAAAACTGTTCGCCTCATCGCTTAGTATTATGGTTATCGTATGCCCGTCCATATCGTTTCTTGTTATATTTACAAAGATAATAATTTGTTTCCAAATTAGCAAACAATCGTATCTGTTTTTATTCTATTTTAGAAAAATTTCTCTCTCGGCTTGCCGTTCGTCTTACTCCACCCGGCATGTAAGCTCGGAGGGGAGATGTTCAGGAAATTAGGATCCGATATATTATAAACATCGGTATCTTTATATTAATGCTTAAAATATTACGTTTCATATCGCCTTAAAATCCAATCGGCCTAAATTGTCATTTATAGACTTAATGATACTTTCCTGTATCAAGGTTCCGCATTGGGTTGTTAGTTGTATAAAGTGATCTGTATCATTATCTGATACAATTCCGTACTTGTTCTTCCAGTTGCAAAAAGAGTTCTCTATATCCTGCAATCCTGCCAACATGATTAATAACTCCCTTGTCTGTCCACTGATGACGGCGTTACGCATGGTATCGACGCTACGATGTTCGATTACTTCTACTGTCTGCTCATCTTGTTTTAATTCGGTTGTTTCCATATAAAAAAAGTTTATTGTTTAACGATGTTCGGAATAGCGGGAATCCTCCCGGACACGTCCGCTACCGGTGGGATAGCTTACTTTCACAAGCGGCTGCCCCGTCTATAATTTAACAAACATATAAAAGCACCCTATTAGGGTAGGGTAACCCCGGAGCGGATAAACCGCCCCTTTGGATTTATAATAACTTTATGGTTATAGCTGATATTATGCCGAGAGTTTGGTATTGAACAATTCAATGACAAACTTTCTGCCTGATTCGGTCCAATACATGTGTTCTCTTGATTTCTGTACTCCGTTATCCATATAAGGATAGGGGACATGTTTGGTAAATCCTTTACTGCGGTATTTGGCTGTGAGGAAGTAAACAGAAGATTGTCTGTATTGAACTCCCCATTCACATAGTAGTTTGTTCAGCTTTATAGCCGATACACCTAAGAATGCCGCTATCATGTTTGTCGTCACAAGTCCTTCACTCGACATGATTTCATCGTAACATTTACCTTTGGGGGCGAGGACCTTTATAGTATCGTCCTTTATGGATATTTCCTCGTCTTTTCTCTCGATGATAATTTGTTTCTGGGCATTTTCAGCTTCGAGCTGTTTTAATCGTTCTTCTCTTTTGGCAAGAGTGGCTTGTGCAATGGTTAGCGCACGTGCCATGATTTCTTCTGGTGTGTCTTCTTGCTTGGTGGAGATGTAGCCGCCTGTGGTGCGGATAGCAGGTAAAACTTCGGAAGTCACCCAACGTTTGAATGCTTTTGCAGTGGGTAATTTGCTACCAAATACAAGAGAATATACTCCACTTTCATTGATAATTGTTGTACTTTGTTTAAATCCTTGATTGTCAGGGATAGCGTGTTTTGCGCTATCCTCATTATCAACGTGTTGTGAGATTGCAGAAACAGGATTTGAATATCCTAATGCAATTGCGACATCTCTGCCAACGAAATAGGGTTGATTGTTGACTTCAAGGACACGGATTTTTCCGAATTCAGATGATTGGAATAGCTTTAATTCATTCATATCTGTAACCATTTAAAGATATGTTTGTGGCAAACGAAAAGCGGCTGCCATATACGCTGGTTACAGATGGTGAAATACCCTCGAAGAGCATACACAATATCTACGTATAGGCAACCGCCAATATGTAAAAGTATAGGCACAAAAAAAGCCCAACTTCTATTGAGCAAATTAACCGCTTGCTCTGCGAGGTAAATGCAATTACCATCTGTAACCATTACAAAAGTATTGAATTTTACGAGGTAATGCTAATTATTGGGCACAAAATTAGAGCATGGAATCTTGAAAGTGTATGAATTTCATACATAATTCAATATTATTAACCTTTGAGGGCTATTATACGATTTCCTAAGACAGTGAATCGTAAGGCGAAATTCAGTTTAAAGTAAAATCCCCATATCTTCACAAATAAATACATGGAGATTAATGTCTATTTATTGAGGGATCAAATTATCACTTCAATTTTCAACTTTCCGCCGAGACCACGCTCCATAACATCATATAAGGTTTTCAGAGTAATGTTCTCGCCATCGTTTTCCACTTTTGAAATGAAGGTGCACTTCTTATCTATCTTGCTGGGAAGTTCGGCTTGGACCATTTACTTTTTCTCTCTTACACTACGTATTTTAAACCCGATTCGCAGGGCTTCAAGTTCCCGTTCTATCTGGTCTCGTTCTAGTGTACCGACTTGACCGTAATATTCATTTTTGATTTGGTCTAATGTCTTTGTGTTCATTTACCAGTTTCCTTTCTTGTAAGCCAAAACTTATGTGTTTTATCCAAAAAAACCACATGAAATGTGTCTCCAACAATATGTCCAATGATAACCGCAGAACCATTTATATGTATTCTTGCCCAATTCGCATCTTCAGGAACATGTTTTGGATATTCGAACATCGTCTTATCTTTGGGAGGGAAAGAACCATATATAGCAAATTTGTCTCCGTCAACCTGCCCCATAAGTGGGGAACAACAATAACCTTTCAATGTTTCCATTGCATGACTTAATAGACCTGCTTGCTGCCAATCCTTAAAAGAAGAACCGTATTTTTGAGTGGTATCGAGATATTGGAAAGAAAGTTTAAAATTAGAAGCACGGTATGAGTCATTTACACTTTGTTTATTTTTAGCAAAAAACGTAGTTTTTTGTTTGCTTTTATATCCCGCCATTGATTTCTGTTTTATAGAACAAACGTGTAGTATCTTTTGAAATCAATTCGTTGCATTTATCGGCTTCAGAATATCCCTTACGAGCTTCTAGCCAAGGCTTTTCTTTGTGAGTGGCGGCTTCCAATTCTATACCAGTCCATTTAGAAAGGTCGCCTAATACAGATAAAATTAAATCTTGCTGATCTTGAGTAAGCTTCCCAAATTCTACATCTACATCTTCTCCTTCCTTCTTAGAATAGATAAGGTCACTATATAAAATAGACTTATCTTTTAAACTATTATACACTTTACGGCTAACAGGACCATGTACCCAAGCCTCGAATTGGTCCGTTACAAGCTCTTTATCAAAGTATGCAAGGCAATACGCATCGCAGTAAAAAATTAGTTTTTGTAGTTTTAAATGCGACATAGGTCCGTAGTGCTTCAAAATATAATCTGAAAATACCACAGAATCAATTTTTTGTAAGCTCTTATGCATTTTCATGTTTGAAACAATTTAGTGTCACAAATGTATTTTATAAACGACATATATACAAGCATAAATAGGTGAAAAGTATGTTTTTAACATATTAAACGGATAAATTGGTGAAAGATGTTTCCCCAAAAGTTGTAGCAGAAAAGATGAAAAGAAAGCGATGAAAAATTAATCTCACCGCTTTTTATATGCCTCAAAATAGACGTGTGTAAACAAATGCCAAATTAGAGTTGTATAAACATCAATTCTTTAAATCAAAGGAACTATTTTATCGAGCAAGCCACAAACAAGGCCATAGCGCCGAATATGGCACTTGCTACTGCGATGATGGTAGTTATAATCCATTTCCAGTCTATGGGATTGCGTAAGTTAGGATTGGTGGCAAAATAAATTTTTCCATATTTCGTTATGCGGACATCTTCAAGTTCATGCCCCTCGTTCCATAGACCTTTGACAAGACCTAATCTTTCCAGCGAGTCTACGCACGAAATGAATATATGGTGCGGATAAGTGTTTGGGCAGACAATCCCGCTGCTGATTAAACGCAACACTTGCTTCTCCTGTTTTGATAGCTTGATTTGCTTCATGACCGTTTCTCTACAATGACAGCAAAAACTTATACGCTTTAAGATACTTGTTCAATCTCGGTAAGTCTTCCTCTATTATTTGAGGTAAACGGGTTACGTCCAAATTGTCCTCCAAGTCGTGCAGCTTTACTTGTCTTCCAATAGGATTCAATCTACACCGTTTTATGAAATCGTCATAGATCTCATCATCGTTACGAGTGACAGAAAGTATAGCATCCACAATATTATGAGGAAAGCCTTCCATTAGTAAATATTCAGCAGTAACTTCGGTATCTTCTATCGTGTCATGCAATAAAGCTACTATGCGCTCCTCATCTGTTTTGCATCGGTTTGCCACACGGATAGGGTGGAAGATGTAGGCTGCTCCAGCTTTATCGGTTTGTCCGCTATGGGCTTTGACGGCGATTTGAAGGGCTTTTTCTAATAGTGAATTTTTAGTACATGTCATATTCTGATTTGGGTATTTCTATACCTCCTAATATTATCTCGCAAACGGTTTCATTTGACTGTGATATTTCCTTTTCATTGCGTCTTCCTTTGTGCTTAATGAAAGCATTTGTCTTTCCATTTTCAAGAACAAGACGTATTGCAGATTCTTCAAAATCGTCTAAAATATAGACTTCTTCACCCGCTTGTAATTTTTTTTGTAGGATATTTGGGTTCATATTTATATGTAAAGATAATTATTTTTATCGGAAATGACTATAATATTCAATAGATTTTTCTACTATTTTTAGTGCTTCATTACTTGATTTATCGAGTATGCGCCATTGCTCATAATATTTATGTCCGAGACCACCTTCCATTCCTGTCTCATTATGTATTTCTTCCCAACGTTTTTTCCCAAGAATACGTTTCGCATCTTCCGGCCTTTCTTTTGCAAAAATCATACGTTCCGTATTAACCTGTATTTCCGCAGTAAGACCATTTGTGGTTCTTATGTTTACGATGTTTCCACTATATCCCATGAATGATTCTGGTTTTTGCCTTTTAAGGCGTAAGAAGCCTTCCGTTTTGTACAGTTCTTCTAACACATCTTCTATTCGGGACTTCGGAACGATTATGGTTGTTCTTACAGCATCTTTAATATCGTATGGAGTTATACCTTCTGTGATGACTTTTCTTGTGATAGAAGTTGTACTCTTGAAATTAATAGGCGTAACATAACCACCATTTTTTATTGCGATCCGTTCTGCTATGGACTGTACTTCATCTCCCACTGATGATGCTCGTTTTACAATTTCCGAAATGGAACTTTCAACTGTTATTTTCTGATAAACGGATTTATTATCACGCAAAAAGTATGGTAAAGTATTACGTTTTTTTGCTGTGCTGATGCGCTCTTGATTATCTAATACCCACTTTTTGAAAGCGTCCGGTACGTCTTTAACTTCGTTCACGCTTGCTGTCGTGGCTTCACTCCGACCGTCCCATTCCCAGAACTCTTCTTCCGTCTTTAAAATGGGTATCTTGTAACATCGACAATTGCTACCCCAAAAGCATTTTCCGTTCCTGCGGATATACATGATATGGTTGCGTTCCAGTGTCAAATCATAGACAAGACCATCATAATGCTGTATCTCTTTATTAAATACCGAAGACGTGACAGAATAGCATTCACGTATAGAGTAACAATCATAGTTTGACTTTATAATTGGACCATTCGCTTTGTGTGATACTCCTGCTTTATTTATAGAAAAAGAAGGCCTATGTCCTGATTTCAGTATTAGTTCGGATAAGTCTCCTGCCATGCGTTCAGATGTGGTGAAGTATATGATTTCATCTTTATCTGACTTGAATTCATTACCGTGATTCCCTATGAATGATCTGCAAGGACGCTTATAACCGTCGCAAAGGACAAAGGCATCAAGAAAAATCCTTATCTGCCTCTTTGAAGCATTCTTTATAACATACGGGACAAATTTGTTTATACACCGTCCAAAAATCTTCAAATAGTTGCGTATGGTAGTGTTATAAAATACGACCTTTTGTTTTTCAAGATGTGGTTCAAATCCCATACGCTTGATGCAATCAACTATTTTATCTCTTGCCGTTTCTCCCTCTTGCTGGGATATTACGACGCCTGAATTGCTCATTGTACTACCGTCAGAAAGCCAATACCCCATAAATTCGCAGAACAAATCAAATGGGATTATCAAATCATCAATTTGGTAAAATTCGACATCGCCTGATTCATACTCGCAACCTCTATAAAATCTGCCTTTACCTTTCGTGTATTCTTTCGCTTGGCAATTCTTAATTTTTCCGTCATTCTTATTCAAATACACCATATTGTGTTCTGGGGTTACGAGACAATCAAGAGAGCGATTGTAGAAATGTATCATTTCTCCATAATATGAGAAACATTGTCTATCGATAAATTCAACCCATTCTATATTACGTGTATTTGGATTTAACGATAATATCAAATCATCATCTAAAACGTCTTTGAATAACTTCCAACCTCTATTCGTCAGAACTTCGCTATCATCTGAATAACAAAGGGGATGCCAACCGGTCCATTGGAAGTCTTTCGGGTACTTCCCAGCTAGTATATCGCAAATGTCTTGGAAAGGCTTTCCGTTGCAAGTATGGTTGTTGCTTAATTTGATTTCATATCCCACCACGAAGTCCATCTGCTGCCAGCGTAGGTTTTCAGCTTGACGGTATGCCATATTGATTTCGGAAGCAGCCAAACGGATAGAACGATACTCGCAATCCATTGCCCGTGAAGCTTTTCCGAACCTTTCCTTGTAATCTTTTTGTAGTTGCGGGAAGTCAAGCAGATATTTGGAGATTTGCTTACTTAATATAATTGCACTCGTACCTTTCTGAATGGCACATGATATGGCTTCTTCAAGTTCTTGCTTATACAGAGTCGATTGATTCCACAACTTATCTGATATAGTAAATCCTTTATCCTTACGTTGCTGAAACGCTTTCAATGCATCATTATTGGGCTGGTATAGGATTTCGTATTTCTCCTTTCCTATGGTTGCGCCATAAGTTTGCAATACTTTGTTGGCAAGAAGATCTTGAACTTCGTTGCTGTTTTTCCATTCTTCAGAAGTGCCACTATATATTACAGCTCCGATGTCCTCAACGAACCTTTCTTGTAAGTCTCTTATCCGTTTTCTTGTTTGGGGATAATCCGACCACATAAACGGCCTATCACTATCAATGGTAAAATCGGTAATTCCGACTATTTTAGCCGCCTCTAAATTCAAATCCTCGTATATGGATTCCACAAGCATGACGTATTTGGCGAGCCGTTTATTCAGCTCGCCGTACTTGCGTTTCTGATTTGGAGTTTTCGGCTTTGCCATACATGCCGTTTTATAGCTTTAAGATATATTTTAAGCCAGCGGCATAAGCAATATACCCACGCCACCTTTATCTTGAAAACTGATATTTCCCATAATTATCTAATTAAATTGCTGACTCTCCGAATATATTGTCGACCCTGCTTTGTGAAGTGATAGTCTCCTCTTGCCGTATCTGTTCCAATGTAGCCTGCGCGTCATTGCTATAACCTGCCTGTTGGATAGATTCAAGCTGAGACATGACTGGTTTTCCGCCATTAAGTTTCAATAAGCGATCTGCTGTGGCATCTTCATCTTGTTGTATGAAGGGGGTAATGATATGTTCAATCTCTATATTATCAATTTCGCTTGCCCATGATGTGTTCATGTGCTTCAAAAATTCTTTGATGACACTTGCCTCACGTTCGAAAAGCTCAATCCATGAGCCGCTTTCGTCTCCAACCTTTAAGTGGGCGTCAGTCAAAAGCATTTGTCTGGCATCGTAACCTATGTTCCCCAAAGACTTCATGTTGTCAAAAGAAACGTCCGGCATCTGCGATTGCATCCAATAGAGTTTAAGCAGGGTTTCCACGTGATACTTCAATGCTTCGATAGATTGCGACCATGATACATACGATACGTCTCCATTATATTCCACGCGGTAAACTCTACGGCTTTCTCCTTTATCTTCTCCACCTTTTATACCACCGGCTATTTTCAAAATTGGTGCTGAATTATAGGCAATCACGTCGGAGTTACGAGAAAGTGTATATTCCAATTCTTTGCGAATACGAGTTAATCCGTGGTATATAGGTACAGGTCTAAATGCGTATGCACCGGGTATTTTCATTAATCGTATTTGTTCAACAGTTCCGACAGGTTCCCAACCTTTACCATTTTGTTTCCATTTATAATGTTTGTCCGATGTGTATGTCTCAAAATAAGTAATTACTTCGTCCTTTACCCTTTTGGTGTATTCAAAGGACATTGCAAGCATATCGTCAAGCTCGTCGATCAATGGATATAGTTTTACTCCCTCCATTGGCGAGTATGTTTTGCATTTTAGCTTATACTTACTATTAAAACCATATAATGTATTGGTCTTTTCTACTACGTACCAAATTGTGAAAATTTCGCATGAGGCGAAATACGCATTTGCACGTTTAATATTTTCTGTATCGATTCGGGCATACTTGTAAATTGCCTCTATAGCCTTTGCTATCTGTTGGCGGACTTCAAATCCTTCTGTATTGTGGTAGATACGTTTTACAGGAATGGCAAACATGAACTCGGTCATACGCTTTGTAAGCAGCTTTTCAAGACCAATGTAAATGCGTGATGCTTCTTCTTTTGTCCCGTCTTTGCGTATTTTATCTTTTCGTGTTATAGTATCTTTGGCTATTTCATGGAATGATGGTTCATACGCTTTAATAAGAAATTCCCATGAAGGAACACAAACGGATTTTCTTTTTAAGTCATTGATAATATTATCAACGGGTCGGGCACTGTTTAATATAGCGGTTATTTCGTCCATGATTGTATAATTGTGCAGTGCATCTTCACACTGTGTATTTATTATTGATTTCTAAGGAATTTGTTTACAAAATATACTTGTCCTTTTCCGGTTATTTTCGGTGTTATAGTGGTATGTAATACGCCACCATTACCAGACCGTACTCCTTTTTTCAACTCAAATAATCCTTGTTCAATATATTGCTGATTGGGGATATTGTACCGTTCACCATGTTTCCCAAGATATCCGTTTTCACGCAGCCATGCGAATAACCGCTTTTCTCCGATTGGATAACCGTTCTGAGCAATTAATTTAGCAAGTTCTCCAATCAAGCAAGAAGTATTAGAAGATTGAACCGCATTCGTAAATGCAACTGACGGTGCGACTTCAGCTACTTTTTTTTCCGCTTCAATGCGCTTTTGGCGTTCTTCTTTAATTTGGGTAGCAAGTTTAATTAAATAATCTGGAGATAAAAGAGCCTTTTCAAGTGTTTCGTTTGTCAGGTATACGCCATGTTTTCGGATAGAAGGGAGAACTTCACTTGTCACCCATTTGCGAAACGGCTTTGCTTTTTCGCTGTCACTACGAATTATCACATCATATAAACCGCTTTCTGTTATAAATGTAACTTGTTGATTTCTACCTAACGAATCTATGGTGTCCATTTGGCGGACATCATCTTCTTCAAGTCTTGACCTGACATTTCTTGCGTTAGTAATGCCTATAATACTGCACACATCTGCCAAGCAAAACAATGGCTCGTTACTCTCACTCATTGCAATTCTTACTTTTCCGAATTGCTCATTCTCAAAAATTTTAATTTCGTCCATAGGCATGTTTCGCATTACTTCATACGATTTTTTTTCAAAAATAGTAAAAGTGAATGAATTTCATATACTTTTAAGACTAAATTTGTTTAATCTACTATATTCGCCAGTTTTAGTGTTTTCCTGCATTCTCCGTTGAGCGGCAAATTTGATACAGATACAGTAATATCGCTGACACTCCTTTCAGGTAGCAAGATTTAAGAAATGAAATATATAAATATATTTCTTAAACTCTACTGTGAGAGAATCAGCGATATTTACTGCCTTTATTGCTATTTTGAATATACATTAAATCTCACCTTATTCCTACTTCTGAAATTCACTATATCTTCGATCATTCTGATATAATCATCGGAATTTACACATGGAGTGAAAGCACGGGGATTGAGTTTTATTTTCTTTAATACGAGCTCATTGTCAAAGTCTTCACATCGATATAGCTTTATAATAGCTGCTACAAACTCCCTTCTCCTGTATATTGGTGAACTCTGGTTTTCACAAAAGGGTTTATAAGCCATTACCATATCTGCTAGTTTGCATGAGGTTTCAAAATCTTTTATAACAAAAAGACCTCTTCGTATAGCACTATGGTTTAGGTGTCTCTTTTTATCATAATCACAAGTCAAAGACATTCGCAAGAAAAATTCGCATATAGAGATTGGGAAATCTGGATACCTTTTTTGAAACTCCATTATCTTCACATACTCTTTTTTACCTTCATCTGCATAGGATTTAACAAAGTCTTTTTTTTGCCAATTCCGAGCTTCCATATTATACATACGCACCTGCTCAACGCCGTATCCTTCTACTATGATGTATCTTATAGGTTTATGTAGTTCCTTTGATGCAAGAAAACGGTTTTGCCCATCTATTATTTCAAATTTTTCATTCACAATAATAACTGTAAATAGGAATTGCTCATTCATTTGAGTTGCAATCTTCTTGTAATGGTCAATTTCCCTATTCCCTTTTTCCATGATATGAAACTTATCGTAGTCGTATGTTTCATAAACAGATGCTATTTGTTTGTCCATTGTATGATAATTTAATTTGTAAATAAACTTTTTATGATAATAAGATTAGAAATCGCAAGCGTGAGTATATTGCTTTTTCAGGCTTTCTAAGGCTTTTTCTGTAACAAGGTATGCGTAACTGTTTTTGCTGCTTATGCGCTTGATAGAGCGTGTCTCTTTGAGAACAACAGGCTTATTGAAGATGATTTCATACCTGTTACCACAGTTCGTTATCCGAAAATCAACACTACGCTTGTATCTGTCCAATTCTGTTTCTTTGTATTCACCTTTGGGGACAAAATTAGGATTGGACACCAAGTAGCCTTCTGCTACCAATATACCATTTGAGTTATATACTTTCATAATCGTGTTTTCATGACATTATCAGTAATTTTGTTACCTGTACTATCAAATACTTCTATAGTTGGTCTACCTCCGTTATCAATAGGAGAAATAGCCTCTGATGTTTCATATAAAGTTTCTCCGTCTGTAACCATTATCTGCTTGTCATCTTCAAAACAAAGTACATCTTCACCTTCCCATGATTTTATTATTTCTAACGCTTCTTTATAACTTTCTGCTTCGATAGAAAACTGGGTACGCTCCCAACATGTTACTTTGCGGTCCTGATAAAAATCAAATGTTTTCATTGCTCTTATGTAATATATCTTATTTTATTTCACTTATTGTAAGTTCTGGATATTCTGCGCCTCTTGCATTTTCCAAAAAAATCATTGTGTTGCAAAAATCAACTGCTTCTTCGTATGTTTCAAACTTAAATGTTACACTTGAACCTTTCTTTGATACTTGGTATTTCATCGTTCTTGTCTTTTAATTGTTAGTAATGTTGTTTGTTTTAGTATTGTAAAGATACTCATTATCAGTGAGTTAACCAAATATTTACAGCCTTATTTTGCTCATAATCAATAGTTTAACTTTTGGTAACTTTGCAGTTCCCATTTATATCCTGCTTCGTCCCATTATAAAATCTCATCATGTTTATTCTTGTATTAATTTTTTGCTTAATATTTTTCTTTTTGAGTTGTTCACCCCACTGATAGGCTTCCTCAATGACACTCTTGCAATGTTTCTTCTCCCAATTCTCACAGAAAGGATATGACTTGTATATACTCTCAATCATGTTTCAAATAATTTTTTATAACTCATATTTTACTCCTAATTTTCATCAAATATGCTTTCGATTTTTTCGTTCACCCTGTCACATGTATCTCCAAAGGAAATGGCAAAAGATTCGTCGCCTACACGGTCTATGATGGATCGCAGGTCACGGGCAATGTGGTTGAACGCTCTCAGTTCTTCCAGCATAGGAAGGGTAACAGTTCCGTCATATTTTTTCAGTAGTGAAAGTAAATCGACGGCGGAGGATTCTGCAATGTCCGCCAACACTGGGATTTTTCTCAGGAGGCGATTACATTTATCTTTGTCCTCTTTGCTCATGGTGTCGGTGATTGTTTTTGCCGTGACTTGCTCACGGGTTTGTAGTAGCCGGTCGTATTGCCTTCGTAAGTTGTCAAACAGAGCGAAGTCACCCCTTCTCAGAGCCTTCTCCATCTTGCGGCTGTACTCCTCTTTCAATATTTCAATGTCCATATCAGGACAATTTTAACTGTTCAACGTTACTTTCAATCTTAACTATCTCTTCATCAGTCCTAACGTTTGATATAAGTCGGAGAGAGTAAAACGGAGTGGGAATAGGGTAACGTACCTCGTTAATCTCGTAGCCCCAATTAAAGTACACCGGGCTTGCAATCGTGTCGTGGCAAATAACCCGCCCTCTTGCCCCGTGAACCATTAAATTGAGGGCACACATTTTGCAGCTAATTCCGTCTATGTCCTCGCCGACGTAGTAGCCGCTTTTATTCTCTGTATATGCAGCTAGCAATGTCCGTCCCGAGCCGCACGCAGGGTCTCCTGTCTTTCCACTTATTCCCCCATTGATTTTCTCCATTATGGTACATAATCCTTCCGGTGTAAAGAACTGTCCCAGCATCGAAGATTTTCCTTTTGATTGATACATCTCCTCGTATATATTCCCGAACACATCTATCCAGCCGCTCGACTCGATTCCCTTGCTTACTATTTCAAGCCACAATATAGTGGCATTAAACAGGTGTTCGTCTTCCTTCGCTTTATCTTCCAAGTGTTTGTCATATGTCCCGTTAACGATGTATTTCACATCGAACATATCGACGAGGTAATCAAGCCACATACCCAATCCTTGCTGCCCGTCATGTCCGTGTATCCTTACGGATTCCTCTATTTCTTCAATGATTCGTTTCATGATTACTCCTCCCACTCGATTTTAATTGTACCTAAATACGATGGCGGACAATTACTTACGGCTTCTTCTCTGTTAGGAAATACGCCAACAGCTAATGTATCTCCATAATTATTTTTGCACAAGTTAACCCACCCCTCTTTCTTTTCATGGGACATCATAAGGTTAAGATTATTATCATGCTCATCACATACACCATCAATATCATACTGATACGCATTTTCTTCTGTATCACAATTTATAATAGCAACAATTGGAAAGTTTTTATTGTTTAAATCAAAGCAAATAATCCTTGCCTTTCTACCATCTCTCGTGCAGACTGGTTTGCCTGCTTTGGCTGCTTCAAGGTCAAATTCTTTTAAGTTCAATTTCTTTTCTTCCATATCTTCTTTGTTTTGTTTGATTTCTATACTTATTATTTTTTCATGCCAATCATATAATACATAATCATCGCATATAGGTTTATGATTTTTAAAATCTTCATATACCATGAAGTTTTGAACATAAACTTTACCGCCTTTAAAAATTTTGTCGTATATAAAATGTGGCTCTCCGACCTTTTCAAGTTTCTTGAAGATTACAGATTTACTGTCACTTCTATAAGTTCCACTACATTTATCAAGTTCGCAATTACCAACAGCACTAAAAGCACATAATTCAAAAACAGTGGCACAATCATATTGTTTTGGTTGCTCTACGCACTGATACCACTCACCGTTGTACTCAAATATTTCTCCTACTTTTCTTTCCATAATCATACGCTTAATTATTCAAATTCCATTATCTCCTTATCCCATAGTTGGGCCACGAAATTTTCTAACTGGCAGCCTTTGGATTTTTCCCAACCGGGGCAAAGGCATACCTCATCGCATTCCATAAGAGCCTTTATATCGTTTCCCAGAAGTTCATGATAGGGTTTTTCCAAATCGGGGTTTACATCGAAGTCTATCGGTGTGACGACACGGTATCCTTTCATTTCGAGGACTCCCGAAACGTATAGTATTTCACTTTCCACTTCATCGAAGTCCATGCCGGTAATGGGTAGGGAGATGTAGATTTTCTTTTTACTCATAATATAACAATGTTAACTAAACTATTAAAAGAGTTAATTTGATATTTGATAACTAAATATCGAAGTCGATTTGCATCGAACTTGATTCGGAACATTAACACCTCCGATCCGGCGAACTGTCATTCGCCATCATCTTGTCCATTCTCGTGTGAGAAAGACATTAAGCCCAATGTCCTGTAACTTTGGGCTTTTTTTAGTTGCACTTGACAGGGTGCAACTTATAGCTTGTCGATACAGGTCGGCAGGCAAAACGGAAAGGAGGTGTTAATGTGAAAGATCAAGTTCAAAATGAAAGTGGGAAAATCCGCATATTCTGCCGTTATATCATCAAGAACGGTAAAAAGATTTACCCTAAAAGGTCTAAATACTTTTCGTTCTTGGTGAGCGATAAGAAAAGTGCATGATTTCGCTTTCTATGGGAATGTACAGGCATTCCCTTTCATCTATACTCCTACTTCTTTTCCTTCCATGATTATATTTCATTTTAAATCGAATATCTTGCTTGAATCCCTAATAGAATCAATAGACATCTTGGCACTCAATTGCTTCATAAATTCAGCAAAATCCATCGCCCGATTCCAACTAGACCATCTATGAGTAATCTCTACTAGTTCAAAAGCATTTAGTAATACCAATTTTTCGTTTTTCTCTTTCAGGTCATTTACAGCGTCCCGTATTCGATTATAAAGATCTCCATGTTCTCTACCGGTCCATACGGTTGTATTTCTTGGCTTGTATAGTTCATCAACCTTTCGTTCGATATGCCTATAATTAACTGTATATGAAGGGAGTTTGTCTTCCTGAATCGCATTATACACATCAATTTCTACCGGTCCATAAGGCACAGCATAGAAATTATCGAATATGTCTAAAAGGTCATCGCCTCCTTCTTCCTTAGGAGCAGCAGCCAAAAACAGCAGTTTCATGGCTGTAAGTTTAGGAAACGGTTTGCCCTTAATCGTTTCATGATTATCCCGCCACTCCTCAAAAAGATGGAGCATATAATCAAATGCCTCTATTTTATCTACTTCCATAATTTCACTTTACCAATTCAAAATCATACACAAATACATAGGGGTTTCTCTCCCATGTGCCTTTACCGATTATCTTGTCGATTAAGTATGAATAAGCCCCTTGTGGCGTGCAAAAAGGATCTTTTTTTAATGTCGGAATATAATATGCGTCCATAAAATGGGTATCTTCACTGCCGACTTTGCCTTTTATTATTCCCTCTTTCAAACAATCTTCATCTGAAATATCTTGTAACCGTTCAACACGTACATTGGTTATGCGGATTTGGTAGGGCATAAGGCCGGCACGGACAAACATTTTGTTGAAGTATCCGCTTCTTTTAGGCATTATTGGATACCCTTCCTCGTCAAGCTCATAATCAGGAAGATTTCCACAGTCTCCATAGTTCTGTGCCACTGCAACACACTCTCCTTTCCTGTATCTTTTGCACGACTTGTCATATTCAGTTCCTGATACAAAATTTATGTAACAGCCTAACAGCTCATTACTAAGACTAAGACCGTAAGCATAACCCTTCCAGCAAATTCCGCAATTATCCTGATATGTCGGCTGAGGAGTAATTATCCGCCTTGTCTGTGTTTTTAGACCTTCAAGTACGGCTTGGGTGAGTCCGTATTTATCATTGAACATTATTTTCTTCATCTCTTATTCCTCCTTTAATCATCTAACTATCTTTTTTTATATACATAAATTTAATATCAGACTTTTCTCTCATTTTTTTTATTTCTTCGATAATAACTTTTCTAATAAACCAGTATCCACCTGTAAGAAAATAATTTAAACCGCTTACTATTTCTGACTCATACCTCGTTCCTTTATAGATAACTCTATAATATCCACTCCATCCACCATCATGATATTCAAAATTTTGTAAAATATCATTCCTTAATCTTTGCAATAATTTAATCTTCATATCTTATTCCTCCTTTATAATTTCTTTCATGAAACAAATCCAGTGTGTATTAGAACGTTTGCCGGATATATGCCCGAATATTGGTTTTTCAGGTGTGAGTTTGAGAACTTCCGACACTTTGATGTCGGTCTCGTTCCATTTGAAAATCAAAAATCCTCCGGGTTTCAGGACTCGAAAACATTCTTTAAATCCCTTTGCCAGCATATCACGCCAATCTGAATACAGAGCTCCGTATTTAATTTGTTGGTAGCCTGTTGGCGATGCTTTTTCGTTCAAACGTCCGTACATATCTGCCATCTTTGACTTTCCAGCATTCCTTAATAAGTGAGGCGGATCGAAAACTACCATCGAAAAAGATTTATCCTCATATGGCATATTTGTAAAGTCGGCTTGTATGTCGGGATTTACTTCAAATGATCTACCATCGCATAAATGAGTAGAGACCTTTCGAATGTCTTGAAAAAGAACTCTTTCGTCATGTTTGTCGAAGTAGAACATCTTTCCCCCACAACAGGCATCTAATATCGTTTTTCTCATTGCTATTCCTCCTGTTTATTTGGTAACAAGTCTTCTACATATGCCCATTTTGAATACCCCTGTAATGTTTTTTCAAGAAAACCAATTCCAATGGTATGATGACATGTTTCCATAATTCCGTTGTGACATAATACAGCCAAATAACCACTTTTCGTAGGCATATCGGCAGTAGTATGCCACACTGAATTTATCCGCCAGTTTGCACCATGCTCGAAAGCATCAGCTACTGCGTACTTATCAAAATCTCCAAAGACACAAGATGGGGTTGCTGTTTTGGCATATTCTAATGACCTTTTTTCAATATCTTCTATTTTCATTGTTTATCAATTTTTCTCATTAACTTCAACTAGATGACTGTCTATTTCCTCTATAACCTCAATAGCCGCTTGTAAGAATGCTTTATTAGTTGTACGGATATATCCTGATCCGAACTTACCTATCTTGTATTTGTCTGCCGTAAAAACGATATATTGCTTTGCAAACAGAATGTTGATACAGCATTTTAATCGTTCAATCATTGCTCTCCTCCTTTCTTCAATTCTGCTATGAGCGCATCGGCACATTCTATTGCATATTGCGCTTGTGCCATTGTATTTTTGAATCCTGTTGTATCATTGTTATGTTGTTCAGCAGCAGTCATCATATCTTTCGCTATCTCATATCTGCGTTTCTCCCAATCAATATTTTTTTCAAATTCAAGTGCAAATGAAGGTATTATCCTATTATCTGTCGTATGATATGCAGGGCACGAAATATGAACAGTACCTTTTTGTTTAACCTCCACTATTTCTCCTGTTCCTTTAATTTTTGCTTTCATTGCTCTCCTCCTTTCATAAGTTCGGTTTCTCCCATATCTGTATGATTTTTATAATTTATTGAAATAAACTGACTTGTATTCTTTTCAAGACCTTTTCATTTGCGTCGTTATAAAATTGCTTGTTGACCTCGAAACCATATGCCTTTCTTCCCAATGAGGCTGCCGCATACAGGGTCGTGCCGCTTCCTGCGCACGGGTCGATGACAACATCTCCCTTGTCCGTGAATATCTCTATCAACCGTTTGAGGAGCGGGACAGGTTTCTGGCAAGGGTGGCATTTGGGCGTGGTGTTGTCCCTCACCCAGTCGAAGCAGTTGAATATCATTCTCCCGTTGTTGTTGAATTTGGGCAACTTGTCACGATAAAGGATAAGACCGTATTCGCAGTTGCCGACGACCTTCATGTTTGCCTTCAACACTTGCGCCGAGAAGTCCTTGCGGAAAACCAGCGGTATGTAGTGATTTAACCCGTATTTGCGGCCTAACTCTATGAATTTGAACTGTTGTTCATACTCGCAGAACAGTATCATGCAGGGAGATTTGCCGGCTTCTTTCGGTTCCTTGACGAGCATTTTGGAACAGAAGTGCATGAACTCTGCCGGACGGAACTCGCTGTCGGACGAGAAGAATTGCTTGCCTGCCAATGCGCTCTCGCCGTTCTTGTTGTCTCCGTCGATATACCATGCGGGGTTGCTGGCGTAGGCGTTATTCGCCAAATTATACGGCACATCTGCTATAATCAGCTGGGCTTTTGGCAGCCCATAGACTTTATAATTTTGGAACGAATCGTTGTAAAGCTCTATGTCTTTCATACTTAACTTTCCTTTTTGCTGTAATTCTCAATTTGTTTTAATAATTTGGACAGTCCACGGCAGTCTCGAATAGTCTTACCCGTAGCCTAATTACTGTATGATCTACATCTAACAACCCTATCCTCATAAGTCACTGAGATTAAAAGTTTTTATTTCCTCCTCGGTGAACCAATATTTGACTTTGAGAGGCCTTATGCTGTAAAGCATTTCGTCGTAGCTATTCCTATTGTATATCTCGTCTAATCGGCTATATAGTTGCTTAGCTCTGTCTATGTCTTCATAGATAACTCGCTGAACTTCTTCATGGGAACAGTTGATAATATGCTTCGAGAAAACATATACTCGGTCATTCCTTATGTCAAGATAAATAAATATTACAAGCGTAATAAAAAGAATGGCTAATCCCGCTATCAATGTTATTTCCATGTCATTTCTCCTTTCTTAATTTTGCTTCAAATCATTCATTTCATATCCCATGTTAAACAGCCATTTGAGCTCTTCCCATTCCTCGAAGGTGAGGCTGGTGGTTCTGCTTCGTTCCCATTCCCGTTCCTTTTCCTCCTGCCTTTTCTTGTCCTCATAGAACCGCAATAGTTTCTCTCTGTCGGCTCTAAACTCTCGAAGAGACCTTGTTATCACCATAGGGTCGAAAACTCCGTAGAACGTCCCGTAAAGCCCTTGTTTGAACCGCTGGAAGAATACCATGAACTCGGTGAGCTTGAAATCACCATAGCCGGAGATGATGATACGGGCTATCTCCTCGTATTCCTTTTCCGTCATTCCGTCCTTGCGGACTCCCGAAAATTCGGCGAGGTCGAGAAGCTGTATTTCCAGCCACGACTCGGCGATGTGGCCCCCGAACGTCCTCGATATACGGGCTATGCTCGGAGCTTTGCCGATAAAGCATCGTTCGAGGCTCTGGCAATAGCGGCCTTGATTGTCGGGGCTAAAAAGGCAGAGCAGATTCTCCCCCGTCTGGTAGGTTGCCTGTATCTCCCGTTGCCAGCTTGGTGGCGATGGCTTTTGCAAACTCTTCAACTCGCTCCTGTTTGGTCTTTCCGGTAGCAGCTCTTCTATTTTTTTCATACTTTTTCTCGTTGTTTGCCCATGTGGCGAGCCGCTTGGAGAGCTCCCATGTGGGCTGTTTCTCGAATCTCATTTTCGTTTGGGAGGCGTTCATCTCCGACCAATAGTCGAAGAATGCCCGAAGCATTTCTTTCCCGTACTTGTCGGCATAAGGGATAAGGGAATGATAAAAGGCTTCTTTCCTTTCGTGCGTGGCGGCGGACGCCGCTTTTTTCTTTATACTCTCGTTAGAGAGTATTTCTTTTATTTTCTTTTGTGGTATTTTCTCAGAGTTTATGGGCATTTCTTCGGAAGAAATAGGCATTTCCTCGGAGGAAATATGTTTTTCCTCGGAAGAAATAAGGGAATATTCGACAAAATCGCATTTCCGATTGATCTGTTTGCAAATGTCCCTGTATCGTTCCTGTATTCCTTTCGATGACAACACATGTTCCATTTCAAATAATTCTTTGGAAAATAACCCCAGTGCCAGACAGCTCTTAATCACTTCTGATATATATGCCTCTTCAAACCCGGTCTGTTCCGAAATAATGAAGGGCAACTCTTCGTCCCACATCATGTAGTACCCACCCTTGTAGATAAGACATAGCAGGAGAGCATATACCGTCATAGCTTTACCGCCTTGATACTTGATTAACTTTCGTATTCTTATATCTTGAAATGTGTCTATGTCAAAAGGAAAATAGTCCAATCCCATTTTTCTATTTCGTCCCATGTATATTTAGTTCCTATTTTCTTTTTATAAACTCATGAATTTTACTCATAATATGACAATTTCCACTGACGTGAAACGGTTGGGAAACTGTAAGATTGTGCTCATAATTGTTCTTATTTATTACATGGTAAATTTAATATATTATTTACTTTTTGGCAAATATAAACACCTGTAAATCAAATGATTAAATATTTTTTTTAATTTGTAGTTTCAGTGATTGAAAATGCCCACCCGTTTAGGGTCTTGTGCTTGTCAATCTCACCGGTTTTGCATAACTCGTTTATCTCGGATTTAAGCGACTGGATAACCACCGACTGTATCTCGGTAAAGCTCGCTATGGAGGGCTCCTTGTTATTCTTTTTCTTTTCCTCGATAATGGAGGATATAACTTGCTTGGCTATAATCATGGCTATTCTTGTTTTAACAATTCTGGGTTGTCATAGATGTTACCTGCAACATCACCGGGTAATTTCCCATTAGTGGAATAAACGTCAATTGAATGATAACGTCCGTGCTCTTTGAGAACAAAGCAACCATCTCTAAATATTACCTTGCGATAACAATAACTTACCGTACTGCTTCCTTTAATAATTTTTTTGAACATAACTATGTCCCCCTCATAAACCTCTTTCCAGTTACTGTCATGTATACCGGTAAACTGGCATAACGTGGATTCATCTACCTCAAAACAGCATTCAGAATTTATAATGTAAGGCTTTACTTCTCCATTATCTAACAACTTTGCAAAATAGCCATAACACCAACTATCTTTTGGTACACTGGTTGGGTCTAAATTTTTGGATTTTGCTCTAAACTTTATTTCTCTGATCATTGTATTTTTAATTATTGGTTATGAGAATACAGCCGGCAGATACTTGTGCCGGTAAACGTTTTTCAGATAGGTTATCATTTGGTCGTAGTTCTTGATAAAGCCCTCGTTGATAAGGTCGGCGACTTTTCTTTCCAGCTCGTACAATTCCCGCTGTTTCTTTTCTTCGCCGTATTGGTTGCGGATATTCCTTTCATGCTCGTTGAACACAATCCAGTTCAACGCTTCGCCTACTTTCTGCATGGCTTGGGGCATGAAGTCTTTCCGAACGATCTTTGAAACGGCAGAGCCTAGTTTGTTGTAGGCATCGCCGGCTTCGTTGCGGTACTTTATCATTTCGTCATAGACGAATTTGATTACTTGTACTTCAAATCTTGGATTTAGCCACATAGCAAATTTGACGAATAATACAGGGTGCATCCATGTTCCTCCGCTTTTACCTCTCGATTTTAAATACGCAAGATTCTTCGTGCTCAATTTTTCTTCCTCCAACAAGGCATCTATAAATTCTTTTGTGTTTTTATTGGAAAAGAACTCTTTCAAATCCTTTTGCTTTAAATGGGGGGAATTCCCCCTATTTAGATTTGCATATTCATTCCATTGCCTCAACAGCTCTGTTGCGCAAAAGAATCCGTCTTTTGTTCGCTGGGTTACGTTAAATTCACCCATCTTTCTTTTCATCAGTTGGTTGGTTTTCATAGCGTATTTTCTTTGTTGATTTTAGATTCGACAACCTTGTATTTAATGGGCAATCCGGAGCAGGTGATGGCGAGCAGGGCAGAGTCCCTTTCTTCTTGGTTGCTGCGGGGGCTGTTAAACTCTATCCCGCTCATCTGGCACAACCGCTTCAATTCTTCATGGGTGATCTTGCCGTCTTTCCCTTGCCAGCACTTGCGCAACGGGGATTGCTCCATGACTTGTATTCCGTAATGACTCAGCATTTCGACTATCTTGCGACCGGTCTCTTGGTTGCGACCTACATGCTCGCCTTTCTTGGCTGCGCTCGCCCGTGTGTCTTTCGGTGACAAGTGCCAGTTGGATTTGTTTTTCCAACCGGCCTCGACATATACCGCCACTCGTTCATCGTTTTTCTTGCAGTGCTCATGAAGTTTTTTTATGCCCTCTACCAACAAGGGGAATGGGCAAACACTCATCTCCATTTTCATTTTCCTTGTGTCCAATACAGAGTAGCCGCTACGCTCAACGTCGGGGTCTATCCCTATCACTACATCGTATTTTATTTTTCTATTGTATGTGGCCTGTTCTTCCATTATATTTTGTCTTTTTATCAGAAAAGTTTCTTTTGTATCGATTCGCATGATTTGTCCGTGAACAGTTTTCGGAATATGTGGAAAAGGACATCTACGACGATACTGTTACCTGCCATCACATATTGCCGGCTGTCGCTTATTCCCGCATTTTGAATCTTGTTTATATCCGATTCGCTGACACCCATTAACCGGAAACATTCTCTCGGTGTCAGCCTTCTTATCTTTTCCAGACACAGAAAGTTATTTTCCTGCCACGAGTTGCTTGTTATCGCAGGGCATATCGTGTATGTCCCTCCTTTGTTAAATCCTCTGCTGCGTTGTATTATCTCGGGTTCCGAATATTCCCCCACGATTATCGAATTGTCGGTCGGATTTAATGCTCCGTTAGCTCTCAGACAATTGGCTGTGCCATCACCTGTTTTAGGTAACCATAAAAAGCCCGTTCCTTTTTTTACGTGAGCGATGTTGTGTCTTATGAAACCTTTTATCATCTTCTCGCTCAAAAAATACTTTTCGTCCACGTCGCATTCGAGAATGTCCTTCAATCTCTTTTCAAGGTGTAAGGGTTCCGGAAAATAATACGATTCCAAGTCTCGTATCGAAATCATGAATACTCTTTCCCTGTTATGGGGAATGCCGTAGTCTTTCGCATTCAGAATCTTCGTATGGTTCGTGTACCCTAATTGGGAAAGGTATTGTTCCCATGCCGATAAAAAACACTTGTATTTCCTTCCGGTAAGGGACTTTACATTTTCCATGAGCAGGTATTTCGGCTTTTTTGACTCTATCGCTTTCTCGCATTCCCATAACAGGCTGCTGCGTGTCCCGCTGCCTTTCTCCAATCCCGCTTGCTTTCCGGCCGTTGAAATGTCCGTGCAGGGGAAAGAATATGTGAACAGGTCGAAGTCGGGGACTTTTGACCAGTCTATATGGCATATATCCCCGAAGTTCCTGTCTCGGTATTGAGGATATACGGCGTTATGGGCTTGTATGGCGTACTTGTCGATTTCCGACCAGCCGACCAGATCGTAACCGATTCCGAGCCGGTCGAGTGCCATGCACTGGCTGTCATATCCGCTGAATGCTGTAAAGACTTTTAATTGCATATCTTTCTCTTTTTGTTCGGCAGGCGGGACTCGAACCCGCATGATAGGAGTTTTTCTAAGACTTTCACTTAGTAGTTTTAATTTGTGAGGTTGCGCTCACCGTGCGATACTTTCGTATGCCTAAACTCGGAGGAGAATTGTCAAGCGGTAATTTTTATTTTACGGCTACGCCTCTACAAGCTGTGCCATTGCCAACCTATCTATAAGAGCTACACTTTATCGTATACCAATTCCGACACTGCCGATACCACCTAAAACACTTATGGCTTATTTTTACCCGCAGTTCCTTCCTCCGTATGGTGCTCGACCACGTACCCGGATCGGCTTGCGGGGAATGTCTAACATTATGCTCCTATATCAGGTCTATGATTTTGGTTTTCACAATTCCGTCCAACCTCATGTCTTTAAGGCCTTGTCTCATGTGTTCTTGCATGAGGCGGTTGGCTTCGGTGATGTCTTTGGCGCAAACGAGGGTGTAGTACTTCGTTTCCTTTTCATTGCCGTTGTCATCGATGAATATGTCTATCAACGTGGCTTTGTAGAAGGGCTTGTCTTCTTCCTTCTCGTTGACTATCTCGACAACTTTCGAGCGGGTGATAGAGAATACATCGCAACCTACGTACTGTTCAAGTCCGTTGGCTTCGGCCTCGGCAAATAATCCTACATCGGTGATGAAGTGTTCGATGACTTCTTTCATCTCTCCTTTGCTGTTCTCTTTTTCTACTTTCAGTTTGATTTCGTAAAACATCGCTTTTATTTTTTATCGGTTAAAACTTCTTTTAACTTGGGATTCCCTGCCGCATAACGGCGGACATCACAGTCGCTATCCTTTGCCAACTCTGTGAGCACATCGACGAGAGTGTTGGGATTCCCTGCCGCACTAATGCGGACATCACAGTCGCTATTTAAAATCTCATTTTTGTCCATTGTATTTCTTATTTAATTGTCTTACTTTATTTCTCATCAATCTTGCCAGCTCTTTATGCCGGTAGTCGTCGGACTTTTCCAACGCTTTTGCCGATCTTTCCAGCAGGCTAATGATTGACTGTATTTCATAGTCTTTCATGAATTGATTATTTCATTGACTAATTCATCGGCTTCGCATATCCTTTCGGCTATCTTCTTGAAGGTGTTATCATCTGGATATATCCGTCTGATAAACATGGAGGGTTTCTCGAACGGGTTATATACGATGAAATCGCACCAATCAGCTTCAACGCACATGAGTTCGGACATGATTTGGTAATAGTACTTAGGCTCCGTGGACAGGAGGGTATCGTTGTCCTTTATCTTGTGGAAGTATTTGGCGTATGTGGCCGTTCCCACGCTTTTTATCTCAATCACGCCTTTCTCCCGCTTGTTCTCATCGTAATAATATCCGTCGGGGCTGGCTGCGAAATGGGCAATGGTGGGGTGTTTGCATAGTCCTACCTCGACGACACGGCGGCCTGTTTTAAGTTCGTATATGCGCCGGGCATCGGGCTCGTTCTCCGTTCCCCATCGCATTTGCTTGGTCGATATGTCGGTCTGGGTAATATAGTCGGAGAAAAAACCATCGTCGTTTATCATAGCTGGGTTGAGCATGCGCTCTCCCGCTACTTGGTAAATATAGTTCATGGCGCATTCCCCGAACCCGTTTCCGCTTCGGTTCGCTTTCATTAGGTCGCCTATGCGGCTGCCCGTGAAACAGCCGAGGCGTTTCCTGTACCATTCAAGAGTCCTTTGCGCTTCCATCGTCGAACAGTGTCTGTTTAGTTCCTTCCTGATTGATTCCCTCTTTGACACCGGCTGCTTCTCCGGCTATATCTTTGAATTTACTGCTTTTCGTGCCTCGGTATGGCTTCATAATCTCATCTACCGTCGTATCTCCATCTTTGAGGGATTGATGAATACCGGAAAGAAGGGCAATTTCATTGCTTCGTATCTGGGTGATAGTCTGCTTGCCGCACAGTTTTATAATCTCCTCCTCGGTGATGTTGTACTCGTTCTTGAAGAATTCAATCCATTCTGCTTTTGCTTTTTTGAGTTTGTCTTCGTTTGACAGGTCGCCTGTTATAAAATTCTGCGCTGACCGATAGACTTTATCCGTTATGCTCTTGGGTATGACCGAAAAAACAGCATTGCGGTAGGCTATTGCGTTGGCCGCATTGCCGGTTACGGTTATCATGTCGTCGGAATACCGTTTGCCATACTTGTCGATTATGGACCGTCGAACCTCGAATGCGCTTGCCACATTCGTTTCCAAATCCCACGCCGTACCCCGGCTTATAATTTGACGATCGGTAATTTGTACGACTTTGGCCTCTGTACGCATGTTTCCCCAATTCGATACGATTATCTTGGCAAGATGGACAGAAGGGCCGGTAATGGGTTTATTTCCCCGTGGAAGGGCATAACCGCAGGATTGAGCCGTCTCCTTGTCCATTGTCGCCATGACGATGGAGTTATCTATACTTCGCCTAATGTCTCTCGGATATTGCTTGGCCGTGGCTACTTGCGAATCTACATTTGCCCGTTCGAGGGCGTCTATTTGCATGACTTGTGGCTGTGCTTGAACCTGTAATACTTCGTACTCTGACATATTTTTTTGTTTAAAAGGTTATGTTTCTTTTTATACACCGCATATCCTCCCGGACGGGCGGTGAATATGCTTGATTTATATGGAACTATAGTTTATTTCTTATCGGTTTGTTGTTGCCCTGCAAGAGCCATCGACGACAGTGCGAACAGGGATATGCTTATCACCAGTTGCCAAAGGTTGGCGTTGATGAGCGAAGCGACTACCCCGAATATCGAGGAAAGCACAAGCAGTATGGCGAGCAGGGTAAATAACTTGTAGAATATCATGACTGTTATATTTGGAAATTACCGTTAAACTCAAATTCTTCATTTCCGCATTCGTCGAATACGGTTACCGTGTATTCCGTATCGATGTAGCCACTGTCGGAACGTGGCGTTAAATAGTCGCCGTTGTCCCACTCCTTGTGATTGTATGCGTCGTAATGAATGCGGACGTCGGCGTTTTTGTCGATCAAATCTATTTCATAGTTTATATCTCCGTCGAGATAGTGACCGTCCATGTTTTCTCCTATATGGTCGTCAAGAAAACTTTCTACCTCGTCCTGTATGTTTTTTAGTTTCTGAATATCGGCTTTTACCATAGCGATAGCCGTTTTGTAGATGTCCGTGGCATCGCACATGAGGTCTTCCCGGTATCGACGCATGCTCTGCCAGTCTTTCGGGTCGCAATCTTCAAGGTAGGATTTTGCTATTTCTTCCTCGTTCATCGATAGTATCTGGCTGGCGACCTCGTAGTTTTCTACCCCACCTCCCAGATAAAATTCCTTACATTTCAATTTGTAAGGGGAGTTGTCGTATTGGTCGTTGAAATCTTCCCTTGCCTTGTCGTATCGTTTCTCGATTGTTGACCGTGGGATAATACAGGTTGTGTTCATGCTATTAAGGGGCTTATTTTATACAGGCGAATTTGATTACATCGTAAGCATTACAATACCATCTTCCGTTTTGTCTATCTGACGGTTTCTTCTCTGCACGGATAGACCCATTCCCAACTAGTTCAAATAGTCGGTTTCGGCTTCCTACTATTTTTTCAGCTTCTCGTTGACTAAATGTTTTGTCGTTTAGTACAATCTTTAAAATGGCTTCATTTAACATAGTTAATCATTAAAAAGGTTGTTATTGTGTGCATACTGGATAAATTCGGATTTCTCGTGAATCCCAAGTTTCAGATATACAGACTTTATGTGATTTTTTACCGTGTGAGGGGAGATATACAGTCGTTCTGCTATCTCATCGTTGCTGATTCCATCGTACACCAAGCGCATTACCCTAACCTCCGCTGCGGATAGGCGGCTGTTGAACTTTGCTCCGCATATTTCACCCTCGTAGCGGCACTCGCCTCTCAACGGGCAATGCACCTTCTCGAAGTTGAACTTACCCGTCCGTTGTATGTCCAACGCCGTGTGGTCAAGGTTACCGAAGTTGCACTTCAAGAAACGCCGCACCATCAGGTAATGGAAGTAAGGAACATTGTTCACACTTCTGCTGTAACATTCCGATAGGGCATTGTATGCTCCCGGATACCACTCCCTTATAGTGGCTACCATCTCTCGGATGAAGTCTGTGTCGCTATCAGTAACTGGCTTCACGCTACCGTCTGGATATTGACAGAGCAACTCACCGTCCGCCATGTAAAATTCCATGTCTTCCATCGCTTTATGACTCTTAATCGAACAGTTCTTCTTCGGGGATTCCGGTCAGTTTCGACAGCGTGGGAAGGTGCTTCTCGTCCGCTGGGTGCATACCACGTTTTGCCCAGTTTATCGCAGTGCCGAACGATACTCCGCACTCGTCCACAACCCTCTTCAAAAACTCGGTCTTGGGGCTGGTGGTTTTGGGAAGAGATTCGTAATAGTCCTTCAAGGTCATTTTTATCCCATTATCGGGCAGAATGTTTGATTTTACTACGGCTTTCATTATCTTTGCTTCGTTAAGATTATTATTGTAGTGCAAATATATCCTTTATTTGGATAAAATGGATATTTTATTCATTAAATATCCTTAAAAAGGATAATAAATTGATTTTTATGGATACTAATCCTGTTTTGAGACTAAAGTTGCTGAGGATTCACAAGAATCTCACACAGCGACAAATGGCTGCCATTCTTGAAGTCGGTCAAAACACGTATTCAAGAATGGAGAACGGAGTGACATCCTTTAAGGATTCGTATAAAAAGATACTGGAGGAAAAATTTAACCTTACTACAGGGTGGCTATCAGGAGCGGATGTCCCGATGATTAAGGAGGAAGAAAAACAAAAAAGCAAGCAATACACCCTCAGTAGCAACATAGGCATGGTTCATGAATCAGAATGGAATGCGCCAACTCCACAAAAAAGCTACACGCAAGGTGTGCCTTATTACAATGTCGATTTCATCGGCGGATTCGACATCGTTCTGAACGATCAGACTACCACGCCCGAATACCTCATTAACTTTCAGAAGTACAACGAAGCTACATGTTGGTGCAATGTCACTGGACATTCAATGGAGCCTGAAATAACACATGGCGATATAATAGCTCTAAAGGAAATAGAGGATGCTTCTTTTCTACCTTATGGTGAGGTTTATGCTATTATCACAACCAACAACATAAGAACTATAAAAAGGATAGGTCCTGCATCCAATCCAGATAGTTATTCTTTAATCCCAACAAACAGATCTCCTGAATACGGAATACAAGAACTACCGAAAAATATGATAAGACATGTATTCCATGTACTCGGATGTATGAAGCGATTATAAAAACAAATATGTAATCATCTATGGATTTCAAAGACTAAAATTTGAGTCATGAAAATTTCTAAAGAAGGAATCGCTATAACTAAACGTTTCTTTGAAGCTATTAATATGCTCAAAGCACAGAAACGCATTCGTGGGCTTAAAACATTCACGAGGAAGCACAATATAACTCGTACTAATATAGCAAATGTGAGAAAAAATCCAGACCGTAGTGTTTTGAAGCCCGAATGGATATATTATCTTGTTTATGATTATGGAGTTTCATTGGAATGGATAATATTCGGAGAGGGGTCTATGTTTGAATAAATATTCTAAAACTTGCCTTTTGAAGATGTTATAGAAGAAATTCAAAAATACGTGAAAGACGAAGATTTCATTTCTCAATGTGAAACATATATATCACACATATGTGAATATCTTAGAATAAAGGGCTAATACTATCATTATATAAGAAAGGGGGCATTTCCTTAGACTGGATACTGCTTGGGAAAGGTGATATTTTCAGAAAAAATTTACGTAAACTTGTCATAGCCAAAAATAAAAATCAACACAAATAACATTATATCAACGAAATAGGCAATGTTTTGGATAAATTCTTCTAAGCTGTGGGTCTTGGGTTCGAATCCCAACTCAATCACTCGAAAGGGAAGCAAAAAATTTGCTTCCCTTTCGTTTTTATACGACTTTATTAATTCTCTTCCCATCTACTAAAATTTCATATTCCTCCCTTGCCGTGCCCCGTGGCATTACAGGACACGGCAAGGGAGAAGGCTACAACTCACCCTCCTCCCCTATATTTTGCGTTGCAAAAACACAGGGGAGAAGGTTAGAATGTTTTGTTTTGTTGTATAAAAACCTCGTTAGACTGTAACGAAATAAGAAATGTGTCTCCCTCTTCTGCGCATGTATGTACGATAGGGTAGATGTACGAAGGGCGGAGAGGTTGGAAAATGCCGGCAGTGGAGTTAAGTCTCGTCCTCCTTTTGTTTATCATAAATGAGGTGGAGTGTACCACAGGACGAGAGAGAAATAAAACATACAAAAACTACTCCTGCTTAGCAACAAGTCGAGACGGGCTTGAAATAGAAATAAGATTCTTTTTGAAGGCGAATTTTGTAGGGGGATTTAGGCTTAATTCACTGAAAAGGAAAAGCTTTATGGGTTTATATAGTGGAGCTATATTCAGCAATCGTTGCTGTCGAAACTTTCGACTTTCACCCGTTTGCGCGATTTGAATACCAGCATATCCGCTACGAAATAGTTGAACAATCCCGAAATAAGCAGGGCGGCAAGATTACAATAGATAACGTCCCAGCCGAATATCTTTTGGAAAATGAGTAGAAAAAACATTTTCATTAAGAAGCCGGCTCCCGATGAAAGATTGAACATGAGAAAACGAATACAGAAATCAGACGTCGAACGACGGCCGATTCTACTTTTCCATATCCAAAAATAAGAACATAGGAAATTGCTCAATACGGCAAATTCAAAACTGATGATAGGTGAAAGGACATATACCTCCCAATAGCTGCTGAATATAAAAGTCGAGCATATCCACAGTATCAAGGTATCGACACCCGTGCCCAATAGCCGACTGACTACGAATTGTAGGTAAATACGCAGCTTTAACACCGTATCTTTATTATTATTTTTTAGGGGAATAGGGTTTCAATGGATCTTGTTTGGACAAAACGCGACGGTCGGTGATGAATTGAACCAACCATGCCACGAACAAGAAGCAGGCAATGAACAATCCGGCTACATCGAATATGCCCAATGTTTGCCCTTCGATGGTCCACTTTATTTCCGAGAGGGAAGTATACATAAACACCGTGTTGATGAGAATAACGATCAATCGGAATTCAGTTGGCCCGAGGCTGCCGTAAGTGAGCAGGAACTTACCGCTTAGGATTGTCGAGATATACGTATAAATCGAAAGAACCAAATAGCCCACTAATACCAGCATCGCTACATCGAGCCTAAACATGGGCGAAAGACCGGCTCCGATACACATGATACAAATGGTGACGGCATCGAGCGTATGGTCGATAAAAAATCCATAAACGGGTCTTTGTGCATTCCTTACTCTGGCAAGAGTGCCGTCGAGGCTGTCGCCATACCAGTTAATTACCAACCCGAGAGAAGAAATCCACAGGTAGTTTTTATCTATATGAGCCAATACGAATCCCACTGCGCATACGAGAGCTCCTACTACGCCGGTGTATGTGAGGAAGTCCGAAGTAACCCATGCCGGTTGTCGTTGAGCCAGCCAAACCAAAACTTTTTTCTCTGCTGCATTGAGCACGGAAGTCTGTATTCTTTCAGATGTTTCTTTTCCCATTTCCTAATTTTTGTACAAAAGTACAGATTATTTAGCAAACCGAGTAAAAAAAGTGTATTAAATTATTCATGTTTTTGA